GATTCAGGTAAGTCGCAATCAACACTAGTTCCTTCAGAAATATCTTCTACAAACTTAACAACAGCAGGATATTTAACCAAATCTATACGAAGTTTGTTAGGAGTTAATTGAACGGTACTAGTACCAGACTTAACTTCAACTTTAGGAGTAGCACCAGCAGCAAATTTATCAATATACAACTCAATAGTGTCATCCTTATAAATACAAGCAATAGGACTTCTAAAGCGATTTTTCAGAACAAAATCATTAAGTGTATCTGCTAAATAAGCACTGTCAATAATTCTAACTGGATACCAAGCAGTAGTAATGGAATCAGAACCTGTCAAAGCAGTATAATTAATACTAATATCAACAAGGAACATATATTTACCAAAAACTACATCAGATTTGTCAGAACCGCTAGTATTAACATGACTATGCTTAATCAGACCTTGCAGTCTGTCAGCACTATTATAAGTGAAAGGAGAAGCTGCTGTAGCAGGATTTGCAATAGCAATACTTACTTCCCTGACATCATACAAGGTTCTGAAAGCATTTATCTGACCAATATTAGAATTATCTGTAACAACTCTATCATTAGTGATACCGATATTTTCACGAATTAGCTGATTTACAGTATCCATAATAGACTGATTGATAAGAATATCAATCTGTTCTGGAAGGATAGCACGAACATTCTGCATACCCATTTGTTGAGCATACTGACGAAAGTTAATGTGCATATCAGCTATATCCATAATCGTATCTCTTTAAAAAAGTTTAATTTTATTTTCAAGAGCAGACTTCATAGAACCATTATCGGGATTATTAAAGTAAGCAACAGCTTCATTCATGTTACTTCCAATAAATGTACCATCTGCGGTAGAAATCTGCTGATTATATTCAGACCTAACAAGTTCACCTCGCATAATCAGAGTTTCAACAAATGCCTTCATAACAACATTCTTATCTGAAACAAGCTTATTAAACTTATCAGGATTTTCATTGACATAATTAATAAGAATAGACTCTTTTTCATCTTTAGCTTTAGCAACTGCTTCTGACAAAATCATATTCTGAGCAATAGCAACTTGAACAAACACAGCATTAAACTTTTCATCAGTACCACAAAGTTCAACGAAATGTTTCATTGCGTGTTTCTTTTCTTCAACAAGTTTCTTCTGACGAAGAGCCTCTTTAGCCTCATCCTTAATATAGAAACGAATATTAGGATCTTCATTAATAAGAGCCAAATCTTTAGCAACGTCACGATAAAGAAGACAATGACGATACATAAGATATTCTTCTAGATTAACAGGACGACCGTAAAGATATTTAGTACCTTCAAGTGCATTGAGGTCATCAATCTTACGCTTAAGAGATTCTTTGATAGCAGAAGTATTTGCTCTATCAACTTTGTCATATTCAGCGTTAATAGCAGCTTCTTTCTTACTAACTGTGAGATAATCTTTCTTATGGTCGTAAATAAAAGAAGTATCGAGAGTTACATTCTCATTATTAACATTCATCTGAATATTTGAAAGATATGCTTTAACTCTACTAATAAACTCAGGATTACTTGGAGATAAACCAATCAGTTGAGGAAAGTAAGCATCAACCTCACCTTTATTAGAAGAAAGTACACGACAAGACGTAACTGAACTACCAATAACTTCATGTCTTTGACCAAGAACTTTCATATTAAGCTTACGATAAGCAGAATAGTTCTTAACAAGAGAAATAGTAACACTACGTTTGTCAGTATAAGGAGCTTCTAAATCCTCTTTAGTTTCTACTGGAGGAGTAGGAGTATTAATCTTCTGCTCTCCATTACCATTCTCTGAACTTTGAGTAGGCGTATTACCTTTAATTTCAATAGCCATAATTCTTTGAGTTTAATTATTATCAATTAGAGTTTGCACTGCAACTGCATCATCTTGGTGTTATTGTTCACTTGCAGACCATAACTATTCTTAACATGATACTTAGAATGGTCAACTTCAGTAGAAAGACTATTTCCAGGAACAGTACCCCAAGAAGCAGGAATAGGAGTAAGACCCTTTTCAACACCTACAAGATAAACTTGTCCCTTCTGACGAACCTTACGAACGTTACGAACGCCATTATAAGTAGACATATCAATCAAGAAAGCTTGGTGAGAACTCATAGGCTTACCAGTACGAGGATGAATATTACCGTTCAGACGGTCATTCTCAGCAATAGTACCCTTATCACACCAAGGCAGATGTTGAAGAGTAATAATATGGTTGTCAGGTGTCTTATAACGACGGAAGTACTTACCATAAGAAAGACCACCTTGATAATCTTCAATCATCTTGTCACCAAGAGGAGTAGCAAAACCTTCTCCCTTAGCATCCTCACGAATAGCCATATCAAAGTCTTCCATAAAGCCCTTACCGCACATTACAACAACTTCCATTGAACCTGTATCGGTATCCTTATCAAGAATATCACCAAATGTACGATTAAGTTTAGCAAGAGGCAGATACTCACCATAAGTATCATAGTTACTCTCACGACAAATCTCAATCATACCAGATGTACTACCGATAGGCTGACCAGTATCAGGATCAACCATACGAATTTCACCATCTTCAGCACGGTTATATTCAGCAAACCAAAGACGCTCCTCTTCCATAACACGATTGTTAATATTGAATTGGCGCATCTCTTCATTAATCCACAGATTAGTTGTACCACCACCTGCAGTCTTAAATTCATAAGTAACAATAGTATTAGAAATGTTACCAGCAATTTCCTTAGTATAACGATGATACTCAAGTTGAGATTGCATCTTACCAGGTCCCATAACATTACTACGATTGCCCTTAGAATAAGAAGCAGGAATAGTAGGAGCAGTCATACTCCAATACTTACCCTTTGCAAGCAGTTCAGGATTAACATAAATATTAGGATTAGGAGTCCACAGCTTAAGAGTGTAAACAAAACCACCATGAGCACCAGGACCTTTATCCTTCATAATACGAACCTGAGTACGACCATCAGGAGCAACCAAACCATACTGTTCAATAAGCCAGTGAGTTTCAAACTCAACATCAAACATAGCACCACCCTTACCAGGAGTAGTATTAGTTGTGTCGAACCAAAGAACACTATCACTAAACTTCATACGACCCATAGTTTTCCAAGTCCATTGGTCACTAGGAATGTCCACAACACCTGCATTACCTTGACCTTCAGTAAGAAGTGTCAGAGGGAATCTATCATCATCCATACCAAAAGTATAGGTAAGAATCTGATTAATCTCAGCAGGCTTAGATAGCATAAGATTGGCAATGGTTTCTTCATTAGAATAACCACGGTCATCATACTGTCCACGAGATACTTCTCTAAGTTTGTACATAATTACTAAATTTTATAAAACAATAAGTTAATAATGAGATTAGTCAAGCACTACATCATTAATACTTCCTTTATTTGCAGGTTTAACAACTTTAATTGTTCTACTAGAACGTTGTTCTCTAGACTTAACAATTAGCTTATGAACTTCATGTTCTTTAATAGCCATATTAACTAAATCTTTATAAGTACCACCAGTAAACATAAGCCAAGCATCAAGAAGTTCTTTATTCAAAAGTTCTTCATCAGTAAGCTTATCTAAATCTCTCTGATAACCTGTTATCTTGTTACCATCAGCATCAACTTCTTTTGCTCTATAAAGGTAATCATAAAAATCGTCAGGAGTAAGAGTTACTTTCTGACCATTTACTTCTTTCGTGAAACTTTCAGGAATTTTATACCCAGCAATGTTACGCTTAGTGATAACATTATTAACATTCTCCCAATAAGCACGAACAGCTTCTTCTTCAGCTTGACGTGCATTAGCTGCATCTTGAGTAATACGCTCACGAACAGCCTTATCTTTTTCTTGAAGAGCAACGAGCTGATTAACCGCTTCATCGTAAAGACCTCCAGAATCTTTAAGATACTTAATATAAGCATCAGAAATATTCAAACCAAATTCTTTAGATGCAAGACGAATAATCTGCTCTTGCTGATTAGCGTTCTCTTTATCAACAGTAATACCAGTTCTATCAGGAATCTGACCAAATCCACGAGGATCACCTCCATTTACAGTCATATAATCAACAAACTGCTTAACAACAGGATTATCTTGATAGAACTTATTAAGAGTAGCTTCTCTAGCTTCATTGCTCTTCAGTTCAATTACAGAATTGATATAAGATTTAAAACCTTCTTTATCATCTGTAAATTCTACATCATTTCCTTTTTCATCTTTAACTTCAATACCAACAGTATCGATAAGATCTTTAACAGAAGTGCCATTCAAACTATTATCATCAGTTTGCTCATTTTCATCAAGCCAAGCTTGAACATCAGCAGCAGCCTTAAACACCTTACCATCTTTGTCAACAATATCTCCGTTTTCAGCAACAGTATACTCAATACCTTCAAACTCAATTACAGTACCAGCTTCGAGCCCCCCCGTAGAAGAATTTGTGTCAGTATTACCATTACCTTCACCATTATTATTGTTATTGTTGGCATTTCCATTATTGTCGCCACCTT